TACACTGGTCCATTACCAACAACTTTCTTAGCAATCATATCAGGTACTTTAAATGTTCCTAGATATGGATCACCCCAATTATCCATTACATTAGCAGTAGTAATAGGTTGTAATGATCCTCCACCAGGAGCAGTTAAATCTGTCATTCTAACTACAAATGTAGCACCAGTTCCACCTGCTACAGTTACTGTTGGAAGTGAAGTATATCCACCACCATTATTTGTAATGTTTAAATATAAAATTTTTCCATTAGTATCAACTGCCCCAACTGTTGCTGTCATATTAACTCCACCAGTAGGTGCAGCAGTTATGGTAACAGCAGATGATGTTGTATATCCAGATCCACCATTTGTTATGTCAATTCCATTACTGGTCCTTCCACCATACTTATTAGCAACAATCTGATATAGTGATGGATAATCACCTATATTATATTCTGTTCCATCACAATATAAGTATCCTTCATGTGTATATGCTGGATCATCACCACCAACATAGGCATTACCAGGAGCCTCATCCAAATTTGGATAATTACCAGCAGTTGCTTTAACAAAACTATGATCATAAGAATTTTGCCCTGCTTTTAAATTGGTTACAATAGAACCAATAGGAGTAGTATCTGTTAAAAGATCTGTTAGGTATCCCTTTCTAGCGTTTCTATATGCCATAATTATGTCTTAATTAAATATTCCATAATAATAAATGGAGCAGTAGCAGAATCAATTGATCTTGAAGCATCAGCTCCTATTGTCATTGTTGTTTCTAAGTTCTCTGGACTAACAACAATAGCATTTGTTTTTACCTTATATGTATGATCCCCTTTAACTAAATCAACACGATGATTATGTAATGTTGGATCACCAGTAGTTGTTTGATCTAAATCAATAGTATCAGTCTCCACATTCTGTACATCACCTATTACTCTGTTTGTATTAACCTGAAAATTTGATTGTAAAGGCACAACATCATGCAAACTTACACTATTAAAATCAAGTGGCACACCATTCAATCCACTAGCATATGTAATAGGAACAGTGAAATTATGTGATGATGTAGCTCCAGTACCATTGTATATACAATTAAATATCAATGGTGCTCTAGCTTTATTAGCATACTTAGCAGTATTCTGTCCATCTGGTGATCCTGCTGTTTGTCCACCATCTAATGAATAAGTTGCATTATTAAGACACTGAAATGTATACTGTTCTTCACCTGGATTCCAACCACCTATAATACAATGACCCCAATAAATTGTTTGCTGTAATCCTAATGCTTGAGTACTAATTGTAGTTCCACAAGGAGTGACAGGACACCACCTCTGAGTACGACATTGTTCTTGACCACTTCCAGGTTGGTTACTACTATTTGTAGTAGCATCTAACCAATCTTGTATAGCAATTGTTGATGCATTTCTTCTACCAGTAAATCCTGCTGTCGCTGGTTCATTGGTAGTAGGTTCATTAGTACTTAGAATCCTTTCTCTAAGAGCAGAGTGGAAATGTGTATGTGGATGAATGGCATTCTCTTCAACACCTTCTGTATCAGTATAATGAGTAGCACCAGCATATGTCCATGATGGTTTTCCTCTAACAGGAATCTCTTGACTAGGTACATTAATCTGTCCAGAATATTCTATTCTAACAGGAGTTCCAATAGCAGAAGTTGCTTCAATACCAATACCAGATCTACTAAACTCATTACCTAATACATCATCTTGTCTTATATTGTTATAGACACCAGCGTTAGCACCTGAAGTTGGTTCTGCATACTTAGATCCCATATCAGGAACCATAAATTGAGTATCTAATATAGTATCAAAGTTAGTACCATCTGCATTCTTTCTCAAGAATTTACAATTAGATCCCACTCCACATATAGCAGCAAGTTGAGGATAATCAGCAGCATAATATTTTGTACCATCACATTTCAAATAACCAGCAGGTAAATTCTTCTGATTTGTTGCATCATCTGGAAGACCTGTATAATCAACTGGCCAATTTATAATTTGGCCTGTTAAATTACCATACTTTGCTCTTTCTTTACTGTATATAACTGTCATTAGTATGCCTTGATTATAAACGTAAGTGTACAACTAGGTTGTGATGTATCACATGAAATATTTAGAGCATTTTCAAGACTATCTGCTTGTAGTGAAGATCCATTTGCATTATCAGCAGTGTGTGATGGTGGTCCACTCATTGATCCAATACCTTGAGCGATTTCAAAACTACCATGATTATGTGCTCTAAATGCTTGCTCTATAGGATTTTTATTTTCTTTACCCATATTCAATGACATTGGCCATGAACCATGCCTGAATACTAAAGTCTCTGTTCCACCTACTGTTCCCAATTGATCACTTACAGTAATTGTATATTTGTCAGTTGGTTGGTCATATTCTACCTTCTGTACTTGTGATCCACCAGTACTTGTCCAATAAGTATATTTCTTAGCAGGATCTTTTACAGTAACAAACATCAATGGAGTAATCTTATCATGTTGCACCCATGTATTTGGTGCAGTACCATAAGTTCTACCAATATTAATTCCTGCTGGTAATACAATCTCTCTTGTAGCAGTAGGAATAGTTACATTATCAACTTCAAACTTTGCATTTGCATGTTCTGGATCATCATCCATAGCATCAGCAGATCTTGGATTGCCATCATACCCAAAGAAATTTGGTCTTGATCTCCTTTCCATTGGTCTTGGAAACATACCAACATGTGCTGGTACTTTATGTGTATCTACTGGGGTTGTAGCATTAATAGCAGTAGTATTTCCCTGACCAAATATATTTTGAGTATAAGTTGCAGATGCTTGACCAGATCCCCTATCAGCAGTTCCTCTCCAGTTAGCAGTACCAGCTGGAACATGATTCCAATAATTCTTACCAGTTTCATTGGTGAATTCATAGAATCTTTCACAACGTGGTAATGTCCACTCATGTTGTTCATCACCATGAAATGTTACATTAGAAGCACCATTCTGCCATGATACTGGTTGACTAGCAGCATTAGCACATGTATTAGGACCATGAGTTGCATTACAAATAGTAGTTGTTGAACTACCACTCATTGCAACACCTTCATCAGTTGTGAATACCATAGGTCCAGTTGCAGATGGATTAACTGATTGAATTGTATCAGGATGACTATGTGCTGGAGTATGATTAATACCCAATTTACGATTAAGGACGTACACTGTCTCTAAAAAGTCTGGAGCAGTCAATGTCATACCAGTAAATTTAAAATATAAATTACCAGCAAGGTTTAAACTAAAATCAATATCTGCTGTTGCCTGATATGTTGTTGATACTGGGTTTGTCTCACCATAATCTGCAACTCTATTTCCTAAAACAGTTGCAGCATCTGTTTGTCCTCTCTGATACTTAACATCTTGTAGATGAGAAGGTTCAAGATCCATTAACGCACTATTAGATAATTGTGGTAATCTAAATTTTGCTGCTGTACCAATATAAGGAAACACATAGTGATTTCCACTAGCATCGGTCATATCACCACCGTAGGTGTCACCTATGTTTGATGCCAACAATGGATAATCAGAAGCATCAAGAGTATCACCCTTGCATACAATCCATCCTTTAGGAATATTAGATGGAAGAAATCCATTTCCTCCATCTCCTCCCCAAGGCATGATAGTGCCAATCTTGGCAGCTCTCATTGTTTTTAGTGAATCGTAGTGTACTGCCATCTATTATAACTCCATGAGCCACCAACCTCTTAATGAAGGCGGTATTGTTTGTTGTGATGTAGATCCTTCTATATCATATGTACCAACATAAACTAATCCAAATGCACTATTACGTGTCTGGATAACCAATTCACCAGAATCCCATACTGATGTTCTTGTCTGACCAGAACCTGCATCAAGTTTAGAACCAGTTGAATCACCTTGAATTGCTGTAGCAATTGCATTAATCTTCTTCGCTCTAATAATCAGACTTGTATTATATGTTAGATTACCACTAAGTTCAGTAAATCTAATCATGTCACCTGTTTGTGGGTTGTCTGGTAAGTATAAAACCATGTTGCTTCCAGATGTACAGTTAACCAAATAGTTATTATTAACTTGTAGTGGGTTAACTTCTTGCTGACCTATACCAGTTGTAATATCAAATGCAACGTATGTATGTCTTCTACCACCATTTGCTGTCCAGTATTTTTCAATACCGAATGAATCAATAGCGTTGTTATGATAGATTGTGAAGTCCTTAGGACCAACAGTGCCACCAGTACCAGCAGATCCAAGATTATCAACATGGAACATCTTCTCAGATGCAGATTCTATTTCAAGAACCTTACC